GCGCTTCTGCTTTAGCCTCTTGGTTCAATTTAATGCGTTCTTCATCGCCCGTACCTCGTGCGCCCATGTAGGCTTGCAAGACTTTTGCAAGACCAGATAAAGGTGAAATAGGCGCTTGAATACCTTGATAACTCTGAATATCAATTGGCTGAAATGCCTGTTGCTGCATAATCTGCGCTAACTTTTCGTTACGCTGAATCGCCGCTAATCGAGTGTTGTAGTCCAAATCCATGATTAAGTCCCCATGTCACCCGTGTAATTTCCGCCTTGAGCGTTGCCACGATCAAACATACCGCTAGTCTGCGCTTGACCAAGTTTCATCCGAGCAATGTAATCTTGCATATCTTGCATCTGATTCTGTTGACTTGCTTGCTGATACATTTTCATTGCGTCTTGAGCGCCGCCGAACGGGTTTTGAGCTTGTGGCATTTGTCCCATGTCTTGACCTTGCAGCTGAGTCGGCTGAGCTTGCTGTTGCAGCATCTGCGCCATTTTCTGCTGTGGTGACAAATTAACGTATTGGTTTAACATTATAGTTTCCCGTAATTAACCATCATATAACCGCTTTCATGCGGCACGATTGCCTCTGGCATTACCTTGGCAACTTCGTCTGCCATTACGCCACGCTCACGTTTACCAAAAATGTCGTACTCATAAATGCCAATTCCAAGTGGGTGAGTGCCAACTTGAACAATATTTGATTTCAATCGACGATCAGAGAATTTAGGTGCAAGCATTGCTGCTGAACCCAATGCGCTAAACAAGCCCTGAGTCATGGCATTGTTTCCTGCCTGCTGAATACCGTACCTTTGCATATCCGCTTGCCCTTGCGCTTGCGCTCCCGCAAAGGTTGGCGCTGGTGCAACTGACGTACCCTGATAACCTTGAAACTGTGGCAATTGAATCTGTGAGCCGCCCATAAGTCCGATAACTTCGTTAATTGGTTGCGCCCGTAATGCCAAGTCTTGCGCCAGCTGCTGTTGCTGTGCTGTGTTTTGAAACTGAGCCTTATTAAGACCTTGACTAAACTGTGTGCCTTGGGTGGTCATTCCTTGACCAAAATTCTGACCCATTGCCGAGTTGTACAGTCCTGCGTTTGCTAACGCTTGGTTATAGCCCTGCTGATTTGCAGACATATCCAAGTTGATACCTTGGAGTGCCGCTTGGTTATACAAGTCGTTTATTTGCTGCGAACGATTGCGATACGCCGCATCGTAAGCCGTTGTGCCAGGCGCTAGACCTTGGTTTGCTAACGCTTGTTTAAATGAAGTATCCCCCGCTTCAATCGTTGGATTTAAGCGTTGCAGAATCAAATCTTGTGCAGTCATCCCCGCATTGATTGGCATCTTTGCAATGCCGCTTGTATCAATGCCTGTCTGAGCGTTGAAATTAGCCGCATTTGGCACAGCGTCGTAACCGCCAAAATTGCGCTGAATTTCCGTTGAGGTCGGCACAAATGGTCTTTCAAGCGTAGCGCGTGCGTTAGCAATGCCTGTTTCGCCAAGGTTCGCTAACGCGGTCTGCACACGTTGTTGCGAATCTAAAGTCTGTTGCGCTTGTGGGGTAAGCGTGTCTGTAATGGTCGGTTGACCGCCGCCAGTCATAAAAGCGCTTGTCGTTGGTGCAGGGCCACGCCGAGCTAACGCTGCGTCATAAGCCTGCTGATTAAATGTGCTTGTGCCAGGATCGGCTTGATCGCCCGTACCGCCGCCCGAAAAGCTGTAATAGTCGTTTCTGTTAACACCGCTGCCTGCGTTGTATTTTGCCAACGCATCGTTATAAGCACTTTGGTCAAGTGTTGGCGCAGAATACGATACTGTCCGATTGCCAAACGGTGTAATCATGTTTGGGTTTGACATGACGTTTGATTCTCGCGCAGCAACTAGGTTATCTTTACCCTGCTGCTTGGCTGCGCCAACGTAATCCGGTGTTGGTGGTGCTGCTGCTGACTTACCCATTTTCTACCCCTAGAAACCGACACTTTTCTTGTGTCAATGTCAAAAATATAATATCGCCATCAAGTGAGGCATCTTTCAATCTTGCTTCTTCTGTAAAACCCATCTTAGTTACTAATTTTATGCTTTTTGCATGATTACTGACCACAGGCACAATAATCTTTTTGCACTTACAAACATTAAAAGGGTAATCAAATATTGCCTTTAAATACGCCTTTGTCATGCGCCCTTCGATGGCTATATGACAAAAGATACTCTGCCTGTTCCAATTTTCGTAAATTACGCCTGCAATCGTTACCCCATCTTTCTGCAAACCAATCGCACTCGACCCTTCCGCAAAGAACTCGCCTGCTATCCTTTTTGCGACCCAATGCCCTATTTCAGCACCTTGAACTATATGCCAGCCCAGCCTTGCTGGTAAACAATGTCCGTCGATGCCCATAAAATAGTAATCCCCTGAGAGGCAGATTTAAACTGAGTCCCCGCGCAATAACCGATTCCTGTCACACCTTGCCAGTTATTAGTAATGACGTTATCTTGCGCCCAATAATCAACATCCCACAGCGCGGTATCCCATTTAGCAGAAATCTGTGGGCTAAAACTAAGCGCCGAGGTTGTATCCTCTAAATCAAAATCCATGTTTAAACCAATGAATATCGACGGCGAACCATTGGTAAATATTGACGGTCTAGCGCGAGTGAAATACTTTTTAACGCCTCGCGCATCAAAATAGTTAAACGCTTGCAATGCGTAAGCATCAATATCACTTACATCATCCGCAAAATTATCATCCCACGCATGAGCAACAAAGCCATTCCCACCCCAGTACGGTTCATTGTTGTAGATTGTCCAACAATTAGAGTACTGACCCGTAAAGTTGCACCATGACTTCGTGATGTTGTTCATCACATATTGTTGTTGTTGACCTTCAGCAACAGGAACATTTACAGTCAAAGCATTGTGCTGTGGATCAAAACTTATATCCCAACCAAACGTGCCGCCATACTGTTGCGTTGCAGCAGTAAATGCACCTTGGATCTTGTCTGACAATGCGATTCTAGGATCAAGTCTGGATGACTGTAGACTCGCAGCTAAAGGATATAAACCGTTGTAAGTGAGAATTAAAATATCCCCGCCGTACTTCATTAGACAACGCTTGCCCACGGGCTTACCGAGCCGCCAAACGCCCACTAGCGCCCATTTTGTAGAGTCTGAGGGATCAGTACCCGACCAGACAATAACCTCGCCATTGGACGTTACAAACACTAAATTATCGTCTACACCATAACCCGCATCAAGCGTCCACGTTGCAACCGAAACAAGATAACCGCCGAGTTGAGCAACCGAACTCATGTCAATTGCGGCAGCTGCGCCTGAAATACTGAGTGTGGGGAGATACCATGCTTTAAGCGTTGAGGCTTGCGTAAACCATACTTGATTCTTAAATGTTGTGATGTTGCTCAACGTAGTTGAAGTAACACCAGTAATAACCGGATTTGTCCAAGTCGTGCCGTTGTAGAGTAGTGGTGCGTCTACACCATTGACCGCATAAATGTAGCCGCCAGCCGGAGTTGTGACGTTGACAGATTCCCACTTTGCGTTAGTTAATCCTGTGACCACCGCAGCGCCTACAGCACCGCCAGCTGTGCAGTCGTAAATAGACGTTCCCGCAATAGCAAATAGTTTGTCAGTCGCACCGCTTGAGTACGATAAAAGGGTCTGTACTTGCCCTGTGATGCCTGTTGAATATTGTGTGTATCCACCACGCAACACTACGTTGTTAACCGTAGGAAACAAGTTAGTTAACTGGACAGCATCAAGCGTGTCCATGTTAGCAATGGAATCGCGCACGTTCCAACCGCCGATAGGGGCAGGCAACGATTGAACGCGAGCTGCCGTGCCTTGGATAAGTCGGTTAGGCGCAAGCATTAGTTTGTCCCGTAGCCCGTATCCGGAATGTTATCGTAGCCAATCAGAACTGTGCCTGGGCGTGGTGCAAACGACAAGTTAGCCGCCGACATATCCTGCGCCCGAACAATCTCAAATTCCTCAAGATAGTTACGGAACATGGCTGTCGTATCAAAGCCTTTCGCCTCAAAATACTTCAGCTTTGTAGCCAATACCATTAACCGATCAGGATAAATACAGGTGTCGGTGTCAGCAGTAAATGAAGTTTTTACTGTGCCTGTTGACGATAACGCCCAACCGTTTGATCTGTACTCGTAGCCTAAAAGCTCGTTGGTTGAAACGCCAGGCCAGATTTGAAAGTATTTCCCTAACAAACGCCACCGAATCCGTGGGCCAGTTGAGATAAACCCTGACAACAGCCATTCCCATTGCTGTGGACTCTCTGGGCCAAGCATCTCCCAATGCTTTGATTTGTCCCAATGGGTGCGTGGCACGGTTGATTCGTAATCTGAAGGTAAAGAATACTTCACCTTTTCAAAAGTAATTGAAGTGCCTGTGTACGTTCCTGTAGCGGGTAAATTGATTGTTACCTGAGTGCCTGAATCAACCGATTCAATGTAAGCCGCATTTGAAATGCCGTTACCTACAACCTGATACGTTGTATCTAGTCCGGCAGTTGATGGAATGTTTGTGATTGTGTATAAATCTTCAACCACATCGCCCGTTGTGACGGTGTATGTCGTGGTGAACGTGTGTTGTTTGGTTAATTCACGCCAGTCATGTTTTCGCAAAAACTCATAACCAGCTGCGTTCATCAGCGCCAAGATTTGAATTACATCTTGGTTGCTGTTTGATGCCACAGCAGTTGGAGTTGATACACCCAATTCGTTGGTAACTTGGGTGACTAGCTGTAGCATCGTGGATGACATTTATTCCTCTTTGCGTGGCCTCCCAACCTTCTTTTCTGACAATTGAGCCATCAAAGTTGCCATTTGCTCTTTTAC